CATGAGACCAACAGGTAAATAGGGGATATATGAATAATCCTTTGCGCTATCATACCATCGTGAATTGATCATACAAAAACGTTTGTTCATGTAGTTCTTTCCGATGGATTCGCGGAAACCCGCAAATTTCTTAACGCCATTCCCCCAAAGCTCGTATTCCTCCATTGTACAACGAAAGAGGATATCATCGCCATTCACGAGAATAGGCAATTCGTCGAACTTCATCGTACGAAATCGTGGAATCACATACCACGTAACGAGCAAATTCGCAAGACAAAGATAGGGAAAAGAAACAACACTCCCCATCAACTGACCATTCGTCTGTATGGCAGCATGACCCTGCATAATATCATTAGGAGCAGGATCCAAACCATGATCGTCTGCAATAGCGCGATTTACATCCTCAAGGTCAAAATTCTCTGGATGACTTTCAACAACATCATCCACCTCTGGCCAAGTCCATTTTACTTTTCCCCTTTTGTCATGACCAATGGAGGGATACAGAAGAATACCCCGTCCCATCAGTCGACGAATCGCAATCAACTCGTAATTGTCGATCGCATAGGGATTTTCCAATAAGGCAAGTCGTATGGTTTCATCGACAAGCCATCTGGAAAGGGACATGTGAATATAGTCTGTGGAAGACTTATAATCACCACTGTTCCAAAACATCTCGTCATTAGGCACTTGACCAAAGAAATCCTTGAGTACTTCCCCACTGCATGGTTTCCAATCAATTGAAATTGTTTCTTATTTCTCAACCAGGTATGAATACCTTTCTGCCATCTCATTGCCAAACCAGAAGTGGCTGGCGGCCCAGCTGTAATTACGCGGGTCTTAAGAGGTTCAAGAACAGGCTTTACCTTCCATACCATGGGTTCAACATGCAGCTTCCAATCTTCCCGAATATTCTCTGTCACAAAACCCCAATCAACATTTCGATCAGGGTCAAGCTCAAATCGAACATGATCGATTGGGAGATTTTCATCTTTCTCCCAGAGCTTATCCAATACTTTACAAGCGGGGAGCTGACACTTACGAATACGCTCAATCCACGCATCGGGAACTAATTTCATATGGGGACTTCGTATCGGGGGCAATCCGAGCATCTCCCGACAATAAACATCGCGCCACTCTGCGTAAGTTATCTTAACGGAAATACGATCACGATAAACTGAACACAAACCGAAATCGGGACAGTATACCATGCGATCTAATCCCATGTCAAGATCAAAAGACAATGGGGCTTGGTGATTCATACCAAAGCAAAGGTAAGGTTCGACCCTTGCGGGCAACCACCCATATGCCTGCCACATCCTGGCGGC